AGGTGCCGATCACCTGCCGCGCGGCACCCGCGCTCTTGTCGATGGCGAGTCGTACCGAGGCGGTGTGGGCACGAAGCAGACGCAGGTCGACGTCCCCGTCCCCGCACCCGCAACGGACGCGGCAAAGGTGTGGGACGGCATGGGCACTGCGCTCAAGCCAGCCTGGGAACCTTGCGTGCTGTGTCGCGTCCCGCTCGACGGCACTGTCGCTGGCAACGCGCAGAAGCACGGTGTCGGTGGCATCGCGATCGATGCGTGCCGGATCGGATACGTCAGCGACGAGGATCAGGCGGCGGCGGCGCGGGCGGCGCAACGTTTGTGCCAAGACCAGAACGCGGGCCGCACCGTGTACCACGACTTCAACAACGGGCCTGCTTCGCTCCAGCCGTATCTCGACAAGCAGACGCTCGGCCGTTGGCCCGCGAACGTGTTGCTCTCCCACACCGACGAGTGCCGGTTCGTTGGCGCGCAAGATTCCGGAGAGACAGCTACGCAGACGCGCTCCTCCGATAAGGTCGTATCGCAGAACAGGGCGATGGGCGGACCCAACTACGACACGTCCGTAGTTGGGTCCGCCCATCGCCCTCCTGTCGAGATTTGGGATTGCGTCCCGGACTGTCCGGTTCGGATGCTCGACGAGCAGAGTGGAAACCGCCCCGGCATGTCCGGCGGCGGTCAGCATCGCGCGGACTACCCCGGCGGGATGTTCGGCGGCATCAACTCGACAGCCACCGCACGTGGCGATTTCGGTGGAGCCTCGCGCTTCTTTTTCACAAGCAAGGCTTCCCGTAGCGATCGGGATCACGGCCTCATCAGCGGCCCCACCCTCTCTGTTCGCGAGCTTTTGGGACGCGATCCAGATTCGCCGGGCGCGAAGTCGCCGCGAGCGGGTGCGGGCGGGCGCCATCGCAACCCACACCCCACCGTCAAGCCAACCGACCTCATCGAGTACCTCGCGAAGCTGATCCTGCCACCGCGCGGGATTGGTCGTCCGCGCCGCCTGCTCGTCCCTTTCGCCGGCAGCGGCTCCGAGATGATCGGCGCGCTCCGTGCCGGCTGGGATGAGGTCGTAGGCATCGAACTGGAATACGCCGATATCGCGCGCGAGCGGCTCACACACGCCGACGTCGCGCATCAACCCGACCTGTTTGGAGGAACGGCAGCATGATCACCACACGCGAACAGGCACGGTTGCGCGCCGCGATTCTCATCACCGAGCCAGGTCTCCGCGAGCTCGAGCGCGACGATCTGCTCGTCGTGTCCCGCGACGAACTCGAGGCGCTCGATCGCGCGTATCTCAACCTGAAGGAGACGCAGGGCCGATGCACCGAGTTGCTCGAGGAGGCGCGCACCGCTCGGCGTGAGGCTCGGCGGTGGGAGCAACTCACGATCGCAGCCGGCGAGAAGTTGGTCGACGCCCACGACCTCGCCGCTCCGGAGCCGACGTGAGGGTCTTCGTTTATTTCGTGCAAGATGGCCTTGACGGACCGATCAAGATAGGTGTCGCTCGGACCATTCGCGGAAGGCTCGCCGCTCTTCAGTCGGGCAACCCGCGCCCCTTGACGCTTCTGGCCTATCAGGCGGTGGAGTTGATGGGGACGAATCGTGGTGGTGGTGGGCGAAGTGTGGGCGCTCGCTACTTCGAAAGTGATTGGCACGAGCGATTTGCGCACCTGCGTATTCGGGGCGAATGGTTTTGTCCCGGCACAGATCTCCTGAAAGCGATTGCTGATCTCGGCGCTGGAGGCAAACCATGAGGGACTACGCCAAGGTCTCTCCGGCCTTCTGGACGCGAGGAAGCGGAAAGCGTCTGCGCGGGAACATCCATGCGCAGCTTCTAGGGCTCTACGTGGTGACATGTCCGAACGCGAACATGCTCGGGATCTACTACCTGCCCGAGCCGACGATCGCGCACGAGACGGGCCTTACGATCGAGCAGATCCGCATTGCATTCGAAGTGCTGACCGAGGCCGACTTCGCCCACTACGACACCCAAGCCGAGATGGTCTGGGTCCCGAACATGGCGACCTATCAGATCGGCTCGGAACTCAAGGAGCACGACAAACGGCGCCTCGGAATCAGAGCCGAGCTTGCAAAGGTGGGTAACCATCGGTTTGTACAGATGTTTTTGGACCGATACGCCGCAGGCTACGGGGTAGCCCCATCGGACTCGATCCATTCACACAGTAATAGGGTGCAAGCCCCATCAGAGGGCCTTGCAAGCCCCATCGAAGGGCATACCGCCGATCAGGGAAGAGCAGGAGAAGAGCAGGAGAAGAGCAGGAGCAAAGGGGCTTCCGCGCGCGGCACGGCTCTCACGCTCAAGGCTCTCGATCCGAACTGGAAACTCGACGACGCGTTGCGAGGCATCGCGGCGGAGTGCGCAATCCAAGACGTGGAGCACGTCTTTCAGAAGTTCAAGGCGACTCACCAGAGCAAGGCGACGGTGAGGGCGGACTGGACCGCAGCGTGGCGTGCGTGGTGCGCCGACGAGGCGAAGTACCAGAAGCGCGATCGGATGCGGAAGGCGCCTGTCGACCCTCTGAAGCCGCCGTCGCATCAGGCGTGGAGCGGGAGGCACGAATGAAATCGGTCGACGCAGGGAAGCTCCCCCCGAACGACCTTGAAGCCGAAGCGGCGACGCTCTCGGTTCTGATGCTCGACCCGGGCGCGCTCGACGACGTCGTCGACATCCTGAAACCCGACGACATGTACTCGAATTCGCACCGGCGGATCTTCGAGGCCATCCTCGAGGTGCGCGGCCACGGCGGCACGCCGGACGTGGTCACCGTCGCCACGCACCTGAAGGACAACGGCCGCATCGGCGAGATCGGCGGCATGGAGTACCTCGCGCAGATCCTGAACGCATCGCCGGCCGTGGACGTGCGGCGCTACGGCAAGATCGTGAAGGACAAGTCGAAGCTGCGGAAGCTTCTCGCGCTCGCACGGCTCGCCATCGCGCGCGTGAACGCGGAGCCGAGCGTCGAGATCATCACGGACATGGCGCGCGAGCTCGCCGACCTGGCCGACGATCGCGAGGAGCGCGGCGCCGTCCCGATCCTCCAAGCTCTGAAGGAGGCCGTGCACCAGATCAAGGCGGCGATCGACGGGGGGGGGATCTCTGGGCTCAAGACGGGGGTCACCGATCTCGACGAGATGCTCACGGGCCTTCACGACAGCGACCTCTACGTGTTCGCCGGTCGGCCATCGATGGGGAAAAGCGCCCTCGCCTTCGGCGCGCTGCGGCATGTTTGCCAAGCCGACCCGGAGGCGGGCGGTATGGGCTTCTCGCTCGAGATGCCGTACGACCAGATCGCGCTGCGGCTCCTCTGCGAGGAGGCGAACGTGTCGGTGAGCCTTGCGCGCAGCGGTAAAGTTCAGTCGAGCGACTGGGCCGGTCTGCTCGACGCGGCCACCCGATTGGGCAAGCTCCGCGACCAACTCTACCTCGACAGCCGGCCAGGCGTGAGCGTCGCGCAGATGCGCGCCACGACGCGGCGTATGCAGCGTGACCTCGACCGCGCCAAGAAGCGCCTGCGCTTCATCGTGGTGGATTACATCCAACTGGCACGCGAACCGCGAGCGCAGAGCCGCGAGCAGGAGGTCGCCGAGGTGAGCCGTGGTCTCAAAGAGATGGCCAAAGAGTTCGCCGTTCCGGTGCTGGCGCTCGCGCAGCTGAATCGCAAGTGCGAGGAGCGGAGCGACAAGCGCCCGATGCTCTCGGACCTTCGTGACTCGGGCAGCATCGAGCAGGACGCGGACGCCGTCGGGTTCATCTACCGCGACGAGGTCTACAACCGGACGTCGGCCGACAAGGGCGTCGCGGAGATCATCATCTCGAAGCAGCGCAACGGGCCGACCGGCACCGTGTACGCGCAGTTCAACGGGCGCACGACGGCGTTTCACGATCTGGACGAGACCACACGCGAGCGGCTGATGTCGCGCCACGCGGAGGCTGCGGAATGAGGATCCTCGGATTCGACCCCGGCCCGACAACGACGGCGTGGACGCTCATCGAGGTGGAGGGGCAGCGCGTCCGCCGATGGCTCGACCATGGCGTGGTGCGTCACCCCGTTGAGATCGCCGACCAGCTCCATCGCCAACTCCCGGGCACGCTGATCGCCGTCGAGACGCCGAGCGGTTACGTGTTCGAGCATGCTCGCGGCAGGGCGCTGCTCGACACCGCGCGGGTCGCTGGCGAGATTTTCGGCATTGCCACATCGCTTGGCTGGCGCGTGGAGCGGCTCAGCGCTCAGGAGTGGCGCAAGGCCGTGGTCGGGCGCGCCAACGCGTCAGACGGGCACGTGAGGGGCGCGCTGGCGGTTTTGATTCGCAACATGCCGCGAACGAACAATCACCAACGCGACGCCGCGGGGTGCGCGCTCGCTGTGGCGATGAAGCTTGGCAACGTAAGAAAGGTGGCGTGATGAGATCCTGGAGGTACCGAATCGGGGTTGGGCTCAGCGTCGTTGGACGAGGGCTGCTGGACGCGGGCATGGTCCTGCTCGACTTTGCGGTGGTCGTGGAGCCCGAACTGCGCCCGAAGCCGATCGAGTTCGTCTGGGACGAGCGCGCAAGCGTGCAAAGGGCCGTGATGGATCGCCTGGGCTCACGAAGGAAGCCAAACTGATGACGCCGAACGAACTGGGACGTCTCGCGTTCGAGACGTATCTGAAATGGATGAAGGGCCGCGAGAAGCCGCTCGAAGATCCGGACGCGTGGGACAAGCTAGCCGGCAACATCCAGCAGGCGTGGACCGTCGCCGCAATGTGTGTGGCGGATAAGCGCGACGAGCAGGCGGGCGCCCAACTCCGCTCGGCGTGGGAGGGTTTGGAGAGCCACGGGCCAATCGCCTGCTCCGAGTGCGGCGGCTTCGGAACGGGGCCGGACAAGATCGACGGCCCGGGCGAGGTCTACCAGGAAAAGTGCTCCCGCTGTGATGGGACGGGGGTCGAGCCGCCGCAGACTTCGGAGAGCGTGGGCCGCGGACCGGACACGCTTAGCACCTCTCGCCGCGCGGAGGCTCCGAAGAGCGCGGCATTCTTCGACGTCGAATCGCTGCTCGATGAGGGGGACTGAGATGCTTCCGACGCCGCGCTACGAAGGCGCCGACCAGTGCGCGCAGTTCGCCAACAGCGTGCTCGATTGGTGCGACGAGATGGGCGAGCAGCACGGCTACACCGAGCGTCAGCACGCGAAGTACATGCGGCTCGCGAAGGCGGTCGCAGCGGGCGACATCGAGGATGCCGTCGCTGCGGCGATCGACCTCGACGACTTCGAGGAGCACGAGCTTCAGGACGGGTTTTCCGGATCGTGGTTGGTGAGCGTGGAAGAGTTGTTCGAGGCATGCTTATCCGGTTGACACACCAAGGAGATGAAAAAATGAGCGGACCCAAAGAACGTGTGGCCAGTTTTCGAGCAAAAGGCAAAGCGGACGGGCGGAAGGGTCGTCCTGATGTGGCCCGCGACGGCATTGCCCGAAAAGCTAAGACGGTAACCGACGATGCTGCCTACAAAGAGGGCTACAAAGAAGGCTCGGAGGAGAGCGACAGCAGCGACGATCCATTCGGTAACGGAGGTCACTCCGAATACTTCTCGGGCGGGAACCGCTGGGGCCTGGATTGATGAAGTGCATGAACCGGATAAGCACGGTTCGAGGTTCGACAAGTGTCCGACGCTGTTGCGTGAAACGTTGACCGGGCTGGTCTCGGTCGGAGGTTCTCATGGTTGCTCAAGACATCGAAGCATGGACAGCGAAGGCGGCGCCGAGTCGACTAGGGGCGCGCGATGAAGCGGACGTCCGGTGGTTCTGGAACGAGGCAGAGGCCGAGTTCGGCATGCGGTCGAACTTCGGCATGCAGATCGAGATGCTGCAGCTCTACAACATGTCCGACGGGCACAAGGGCCTGACGGATGATGAGCGCAGCGACCGCGCGCGCCAAGCTGCTCGCAAGCGCGAATTCAAGAAGAAAAATCCGGCCGTTCGTGCGTGGCGTGCGTGGTCGCGTGAGATGGACGCGCTCGATTGGGATGCCTGGCAAGGCAAGATGATCCGACAGCGTGCCGAACTACGCGAAGCAAAAAGGCGCTTTGCGGAGGCGTTTGGCAAAGATGCCGCCGCATGGCTGACCGATGGGTGGGTTCCACTGGAGTACGACGTTCATTCATCCGGAACGCACGAGGGCGCGTGGACAAATCCATGGACGGACCATCGGATCGATGCAGCCGGACGGTACCGATTCATCCGCGACGTGATGACGGCGCTTGACGTCGATCACATCCGCGCCCTGTGGCTCGTGTACGGCCCCGAGATGGACGAAGTACGCGGGTGCGCGAAACGAGTTGTAGTGAAGGCGACCGCAGCGAAGGGGGCCATCAGTGCCACGGACCCTGATCCGCGTCATGACGATCCTGTGCACCGCCCGCACTACGCTCGACTTGCCGATCTCACGCTGGTGGCGGAGGACACCGACGAGGCCCAAGCCGCCGCCACTGATGGCAAAACCACTGCCAGGACGGCGCTCTCTAAGCGAATCGACAAAGAGGACATACTTCGGCTGCGCATCAAGAACGCCGCCGAGAATATTGTCGCCGCCTCGTGCCGCGCTTACGTGGCTGCGCGCGGGCCCGAGAAGTATCGGGAGGAGTCCTGGGCCAAGTATCGTCGTCGGCGCGTCCAGGATGTGGGCTGATGCCGCGCCCCGCAGCCAACCAGATGCCACTGGGCTTCATGGAGCTTACAGCGTTCGCTCGCGCTCACAACCTCGACGCGCGCAGGGCCCTCCGCATCCTTGAGGCGCTCGACCGAGAACTTTATGGCGCTGTCCTTCTGAAAACAGCAGGGGGCCCCAACCGAATGGGGAAGGTCTATGTGCGTGCCGACATTATGGATCGATTGGGTGTCGAACGAGTGCTCGGTCTTCCACAGCTCGCGCGCGAGGTGCACAAGCAACGCCGAAAGGCACGCTCGCGGTTCGCGAAACTAGAGGCCCGGATCGAGGTTCTTGAGACGACCCTTGCCGAACTCCGGTCCAACTTGAGCCATAGCGATCCAATCAACGCCGTTCAAGACCACCACACGCACTCTTTACGTACTGGGTGAAAGGCAGGGGTTGTATGGAGCCAAAGAGCTTGGTCGACGAATTTGGTTTCGACATGGTCGACGTCGACGGCGATCTCCTGAACGATTACATCCTCGACATCGACGAGCGCGAGGGCGCTGATTGCGGCGAGGATGACTGACGGCCACGGGAGTGAATGGATTCGACAGGGAGACGAGCGACGCATTGCGTGCAACAGCGCCCGGTCTGTTCAAGCGGGCAACGTCAATTGCGAACGACAACGCAATCCCCGAACAGTTCGCGCAAGCGGCCTGATTCGGCGGCGACCGACCAGAAGCCCTGGTAGCCGCGTCGCTGTGAACCACAAGGGCGGGCAGCGCGGGAAGACGCGCAACGGTACGCGGACCTAAACCGCTGGTGGAGGATCATGGCGGAAGCCATCGTCCCTCGACGCCGGACGTAAACCGGACACGCACGTAGACGATGCGCCACGAAGCTTTCTGGACCCGGGCTCGCTACCCGGCACTTCCACAAATGTACGACAACACGCGACAAAGTACGTAAGAGCCGGCCATGAAGAAGAAGCTGTGGGGCCGTGCGGTTCCTCCGCTTCCTGAGGCCGCCGAGCAAAAGATTCTCGAGCTCGCCGCCGAGGGGAAGACCTCGCGGGAGATCGCGAAGCTGGTCGAGTTGCCGGGCGATGCGCTTCTGACCGAGAAGCGAGTGCATCGGCTGCTGTTGAAGCGCCGAGCGCAGCGGTCGGACATCGCGCGCGCGGTGACGCAGGAGAAGCTGGCGTCGCACGTGACGGCGGACCTCGACCGTCTTGAGTTCTTGCGCGTCGAGATTGCCGAGAAGGCAGCGACGCTACCGTGGCCGAAGGCGGCCAGAACGTGGATCGAGTTCAAGAAGCTCGAGGCCCAGATACTCGACCGGAAACTTCACTACGCCGGCGCGGGCGGAGACGACGACGCGAGGAGCGGCCGTGGACTCGCCCATCTGTTCGCCGCAATCGAACGCGCTGACGCTGGACGACCTCCGGCAGTGGCGTGATGATCCCGTAGCATTCGCCGTCGGCGCCCTCGGCGTTCAGCCCTGGGAGCGCGAGGCCGAGCTACTGCGCGCGATTGCATCCAACGATGCGGTCGCGTGTCGAAGCGGGCAAAAGGTATCCAAGAGCCACGCGCTCGGCATCACGGCCCTTTGGTGGGTGGTGACCCGGCCTGGTGACTCGCGCGTGATCCTGACAGCGCCCAGCGCCCATCAGGTCCGCAACATTCTGTGGCCGGAAGTTCGGCTGCTGTATCTGAATGCGAAGGTGCCCCTCGGCGGGCACCTGTATCAGGACCCGACGAAGGGCCTGTCGTTCGGCGAGAAGTGGGGGATCATCTCGATCACCACGGACAAGGCCGAGCGGATGCAGGGCATCAGCTCCCCGCGTCAGATGACGCTCGTCGATGAGGCGAGCGGATACCCAGAGCAACTCTTCCCGAGCATCATCGGCAACCTCTCCGGCGGCGGCAAGGTCGTCATGACCGGCAACCCGACGCAGACGTCGGGCACGTTCTACCGGGCCTTCCATGAGGGTCGCGGGCGGCCGTGGAAGACGATGCACATTGCGTCCACCGAGACGCCAAACTTTCACGGCGGCAAGGTCCCAGGCCTTGCCGGTCCCGAGTTCATCGAGTTCGCGAAGCACGAGTGGGGCGTCGAGAGCCCGCTCTATCAGATTCGCGTGCTCGGCGAGTTCCCGGCGCAGGCGGCCGACACGGTCATCAGCGTCGCGTTGCTCGAGGCCGCGCAGGCGATCTGGACCGAGGACGCCGGCAAAGAGCCGCTGACCATTGGGCTCGACGTAGCGCGCTTCGGCGACGACGAGACCGTCATGGCTCCACGGCGTGGGCTTCGCATCGGCGAGCTCGAAGCGGTGAACCGCAAAGACAACGTAGATGCGGCGGAGTGGGTTGTGGGGCGCGCACAGGCGCTGCGTCACAAGGCCGAGCATGTGACCGTTGCGGTCGACGTGACCGGCGGCGGCGGTGTGGCGGATGTTCTGCGCCACATGCGGCTCGAGTGGCTACGCGTCGTGGACGTGAATTCTTCAGAGAAGGCTGATGAGCCCGAGGAGTTCGTCAACCGACGCGCTGAGATGTTCTTCGGTCTGGCGGACTGGCTCCGCAAGGGCGGCGCCCTACCGCACGACGACCGTCTCGCTGGCGAGCTCGTCGCCCACAAATACAAGTTCAACAAGGGTCGTCGGCAAATCGAAGAGAAGGCCGACATCAAGAAACGCCTCGGCAGGTCTCCGGACCGCGCCGATGCCGTGACGCTCTCGATCATGGGACGCGGCACACCGCTCATTGTGCCGAACTCGACCGGCAGCCACTACCGCCTCGGCGACGACCGCGGCTTCTAAAGGATCCAAGACATGAAGCTGAATTACGGCGACCTCGGCGCGATCGAGGTGAGCAAGCGCATCGGCACGCCCGTTGCGGACCTCACCGAGCTGAAGGGCATCCCCGCCGATCGGCGCGTGCACGGCCAGCTTTTCCACAAGCTCGACGACGGGTCGAACTGGCGATTCCACTCGACCAGCGCCCTCACCGGCGACGACCTCATCACGGCGACGCCTGGCTCCGGCTCCGGCCGCTTCCTGCGCATGCCGGGCAACAACCTCCTCGCGATTCCGATCGCGTTCGGCACCGCCGACGCGACGGTCCTCCTGACGATTCCCGCCGGCTGCCTGCTCGAGATGCTCGAGTTCCGCTGGCGTGTCACGGCGGATTGGACCGGCGGCTCGTCCAGCACCATCGGCGTCTCGAGCTCGACCAAGACCGGCTACACGACCAAGGGCGATCTGCTCGGTGGTGCGGCTGGCGACCTCGCGGCTATGCTCGTCGCCTCCTCGGGCCTCGCGGCCCAGGGCACCATCGGCGCGCAGTGGGGCACCATCGCCCTTCGGCGTCCGGTGTGGAAACCCACCGAGACCCTGCGACACGATCGCATCACGTCCGCCTACACCGCGGGCACGGGCTTCGTGCTCGTCTCCTGCAACATCATCACGCACAACGGAGCCTGATAGGCCGTGGCGCGCAATACGTCCGGCTTCTTCGACGGCGAGCTCGCCGTCCTGCGCGCCATTCCCGGCGCCATTGCGGCCGACAGCACCACGCTCACCGACGCGAACTTCCCGGTCGCCGCCGCCATCAGCTGCGACGGTCTCGACACCATCTTCTTGGGCGTCGAGATCACGGCGGGCACCGCCCCCACAGCGACGCTCGAGTTGCTCTTCCGCGATGCGGACGCGCCCGACGGCTCGCGGTGGAAGCGCCTGCTCCTCGGGGCCACCCCAGGCATCACGGCGCTCGCCGCCGTTGCCGCGCCGACGACTGCTGTCCTCGCGCAGAACAGCGATCTGCAAGAGATCCGCTGCTTCGGCGCCAAGGTGGTCTACGTGCGCGTGACGGCGGTCACGAACGCGACGAGCACAACGAACCTCAACATCCTCGGCATGCCGGGACAACGACGACCAGCGCGGCGATGAACGCATGGGCATCTTCAACTCGCTCGCGAACGGCCTTCGCAGCGCACTCGGCCTCGAGAAGGCCGCGCGCTCGAGCGGAGTGGCAAGCGTCGTCACCGATCTGCCGCTCTGGAATCAGTTCACGCGCATCGGCGGCGGCGTCACGCCCGCCCAAGTTTCCACCTTCATCCGCCTCGCGGATGATGGGCGCCCCGATCGGCTGATCGACCTCGCGAACGAGTCGCGACAGAAGGACGGTCACCTCCACGGCATCCTCCAATCGCGCGAGCTCGCGGTCCAGGGTCTCGATTGGGAGTTGTTCTTTCCGGATCAGGATCCGGAGAGCACGTACGGCGAACGGCAGAAGAAGTTCGTCGAGGGCGCGCTGCGCACGAACGAGCCCTTCCACCGGATGCTGGCGCACATGTCCGGCGCGTTCTATCCGGGCTTCGCGGTCTCCGAGATCCTTTGGGACTCGAGCACCGGACAGAGCCTGCCGCGCGACTTCAAGAATATCGACGCGCGCCGGTTCGGCTTTCGTCGCTCGGATGGCCGGCTCATCTTTCGGGATGACCCCGCGTCACCGAAAGAGATCGACTTCAAGTCGGTCCCCAACAAGTTTGTTTGCAGCCAGCCGCGCATTAACGGCGACGTCGAGGTCCGCGAGGGCCTCATGCGGCCCCTGGTGTGGGCCGCAATGTTCCGCAACTGGAGCCTCGCCGATTGGCTGAAGCTCGGCGAGATTGCCTGGAAGCCCCAGCGCATCGCCACGTACGACCGGACGCAATTCGCAGAAGAGAAGGACGTCAACGACCTGATCAGCATCCTCCGCGCGCTGACTTCGAACGGTGTGGCGGCGATCCCGAACACCGTCGAGATCGGTACGGAGTGGCCCCAGGGCAGCGGCGGTCAGGGCAAGGGCAACCACGAATCTCTGCGCGACCACGTCGGCCGCGACATGAGCAAGGCCGTACTCGGACAGACCGAGACGACCGAGGCGTCGGCCTCGAGCGGCTACGCGCAGGCCAAGGTCGGCGAACGCAAAGAGGACATGATCCTCAAGTCCGACGTCCGGAACCTTTCGATGGTCGTCACGCGCGACGTCATCGCTCCGATGGTCGCGCTGAACTTCGGCGACACCGCCCCCATCCCCTACTTCCGGCTCATCGTCAAAGACAACGTCAACCTGAAGGCGTTCGCCGAGGGCATCGACAAGCTCGCCGGCCCCAACGTTCGGCTGCGTCTCGCGGCTAACTGGGTGCGCAAACAGGTGGGCGCTCCGACCCCGAAGGACGACGAAGAGGTCGTGGGTGTCGAGCCGCCGGATCCGGAAACGGTTCCCGAAGCCACGCCAAAAGAACCCGCCGAGGAGTGACCTTGACGCATGCAGAACAGAAAGCACCGCGCGCCCTCGCCCCCGAGCTACCGGACGATTTCGTATCTCGATCGGATGGCCTGCGGTTCCGAGCTTCTGACGAGGGATCGCGTACGGCTACGTTCGTCGCATCGACCGATGCGCTCGATAGCTACGACGAGCGCGTCGTGCAGCACTGGGACCTCGAACGCTACCAGCGCAACCCCATCGTCCTCTTCGCGCACGATCGACACGCCCTGCCCGTAGGACAATGCATCGCCGTGGCCGTCGTCGACGGGCAACTGGAGTGCACCCTCAAGTTCGCCACCGCCGAGGCCAACCCGCTCGCTGAGCAGGTCTGGCAGTCGATCCAGCAAAAGACGCTCCGCGCGGTCAGCGTCGGCTTCAGGCCGCACACGTACCGCTACGAGATGGAGAACGACCAAGAGGTTCTCGTGCTCGACGACAACGAGCTCTACGAGATTTCGGTCGTCCCGCTGCCGGCAAACCCGGACGCGCTCGCCAAGATGAAACAGCGTGCGGTTCGCGCGCCCAACGACACCAAACCCTCACCGCCAGCCCCCGAGACCAATCCAATGAGCGAAGCCCTCCAGAAAGCCCTCGACAAAGCCAACACCGACCTCGCCGAGCGCGAAGCCGACGTGCGCGCTGTCGAGAAGACCCTCGCCGAGACGCGAGCGACGCTCGAGACGGTCCGCGAGGAGCACACGAAGGCGGTCGCCGAGCGCGACGCGGCCCTCAAGTCCGCAGGCGAGACCAACGACAAGCTCGTTGAGCTCGAGGTCGGCGCGCTCATCGGCAAGAAGATCGCCCCAGTCGAGAAGGACAGCTTCGTGAAGCTGCGCAAGGCCGACAAGGCCCTCTTCGACGACATGATCTCGAAGCGCCAGCCGATGAGGCTGGACGAGCAGATCGTTCCGGCAGCCACCACGAAGGCCTCGCCCGGAGCAGACGACCTCGGCGATCTCGTCGACGGCATCGAGAAGTCCGCGCGCAACTGAGCGCCTCACCCACCAAAGAACGACAACGACAACGACAGCGGGCCGAGCTCGCTGAACGGAGATTTCCATGGCGACGCGAGCACACGAGAACCTCGAGAACGCGGTCATCCGCACCTTCACCGTCAAGGCCGCCGCAGCGGCAACAGCCAATCGACTGATCAAGTTCGGCGCGGCCGACGACGAGGTCGAGGACGCGGGCGCGAACGAGGCGGGCTTCGGCATCGCAATCGAGTCCGCCGTTGCTGCCGCGAAGGTGCAAGTCGCCCTCTTGTGCGGCGCGAGCATTATCAAGGTCAAGGTCGGCACCGGCGGCGCAACGCGCGGCGCGGCTGCCGTCAACGCAGCGGATGGTCTCACCGATCAGACCGTGGGCGGCGGGACCACCCTGGTGCACATCGCTGGCTATTTCCTCCAGTCCGGCGTCGTCGGCGACCTCGTGGGTCTGATGCCGATGCGGCACAGCACCGTGATGGCCTGAGCCCCTCAACCAAACTACCGCCGCGCGAGCGGCCGCACATCGAAAGACAAAGACAATGACCGTTGGACTTTCTGCCGCCGATATCATCCAAACGCAGCGGACGGAGCAGGGCCTCCACTACGAGAAGCTCGCCAAGGAAACGCGTCGCCTCTTGCGCGCGCGTGTTGGCGAGGATGTCGAGAGGGCCAAGCGCCTGAACGACTCGATTCTCCACCTGAAGGGCGTCTCGCCGTCGCAGGTGCACTCGAACGCGTTCCTCGCGAACCTGTCGGTGCAGTACAAGAACGACGAGTACATCGGCGAGAGCCTGATGCCGATCGTTCCGTGCGGCAAACGCTCCGACGACTACGCCGTCTTCCCGAAGCGCGAGCGATTCGCGTTTCCCGACGACGCGATCGGTGCGCGCGGTCGCGCCAACGAGCTCAGCGAGAGCCGCAGCTCGGACAACTACAGCGTGAAGGACTACGCGCTGCAGAACTTCGTCGACGTCGAGACCGTCAACAACCAGGACGCGCCCTTCGACGAGATGCTTGACCTCATCGAGGCCATCAACGACGGGCTCGCCTTCAAGCGCGAGAAGCGCATTGCAACCATCGTCACGACCGCTGGCAACTACGCCGGCAACACGGTCACCCTCGCGGGTTCCGATCAGTGGAACAGCGCAGGCGGCGGTGACCCGATCAAGAACGTCCAAGACGCCCTCGCGGCGTTGTGGATGGGCCAGGGACGCACGCGCCGCGTGATGTTCTCGAGCCTCGAAGTCTACAACGTCCTCGCGCGCCACGCAGCGCTCCGCGATCTCTTCAAGTACACCACGGAGGGGCTGGCAACGCGTCAGCAACTCGCGCGCTACTTCGACTGCGACGACTATCTCATCGGGGCCGCGCGCGAAGACACGGCGAACGCGGGCGCGGCAGCGTCCTACCCGCGCATCTGGGGCAAGCACCTCGGCATCCTCCGCGTTGCAGAGCGCGCCACGCGCCGCAGCGCACACTTCGGATCGACCTTCCGTTCCGCCGGCGATCCGGTCACGAACGAGTGGTTCGACGCCGCGGTCGGCAAGGCCGGCGGCTACCTCGCCAAGGTCGGTGTCAGCGAAGACCACAAGGTCGTCGCGGGCGACACCGGCTACCTCGTCGTCAACGCCATCGCCTGAACGTGATGAAAACCGACCAAGCATCCGCCGAGCCGAAGGACGACGAGCCCGAGGCGAAGCAGGAGACCAAGGCAGAGCGCAAAGCCCGCGAGCGGGCTGAGCGCGAGGCGGCGAAAGCCGACCAAGCATCCGCCGAGCCGAAGGACGACGAGCCCGAGGCGAAGCAGGAGACCAAGCGGCGCGTGTGGGCTCACGGATCGCTCAGCCTCGACGGCAAGACCTACGCAGCCGGCGAGATCGTCGATCTCCCCGAGCACGTGGCCGCAACCCTCTCGTGCCTCGAGCTCGTCGGGGTGAAGTCCGAGGAGTGACCGCGTGGGCGTCATCATCGCGCAGACCGACCTCGAGAGCCGAATGTCGATCAACGTTGTCAGGGCCATCCTCGACGACAACAATGATGGCGTCGCGGACACGAACCCAGTCGACCAACTCATCGCCGACGCCGAGTCGAAGGTGCTGAGTTACTACCAGCCGACCTATGGAGCGACGCTCCCGAGCCCGGTGCCTGCCGAACTGAAGCGCATGACGCTCGACGTCGCGCAAGCGATGGCCGGCCAGCGCCATCCGGAGATCGTCCGGCAGGACTGGGAGAAGCGCATGATCGCCGCTGAGCGCGATCTGACCCGCATGCGAAAGCGGGAGACCACGCTCGGCATCGACACGGCGCCAGAGCCGTCCGCGCTCGACGGCGCCTCCATCGTGAGCCAAGTCGAGGACGAGGACGAACCCGTGAAGGTGTTCGTCGGCGGCATGGGCGAATTCTGACAACGTGCGGGTGAAATGCACCGGCGCAGGCTCGCCTTCCAAGCGATGCAGAGTCCGTTCGACTCGGACCATCCGCTCTAATCATGCACCTCACCGCTGAGATCGAAGGCGCACACGAGCTTCTCGTCGAGGCCGCGCGCGCCGAAGAAGACATGAGGGACGAGCTTCGCACGGTGTCTCTGGAGGCGGCTGAAGCCGGCATCCAAGAGGCGCAGGCGAACCACCCCTACGAAGACCAAACGTTTCGGCTCTCTGGCTCGGCACGCGCCGTACCCGTCCGAAGCGAAGCAGAGATGCGCTGGCCGGCGGACTACGCCAGCCACGTGGACGCAGGAACGTCGCGCGCGCGCGCGTACCCGTTCACGCCGCAGGCATCGCAGCGCGCGCAAGCGTCGCTCGAGCGCGGCACCGAGCGCGCCGTCGTCCGCTTCAAAGACAAGCTCG